TTTGTATTGTCTGAAGTTGTTTTTACGTTAAGTTGATGCAGATCAATTAATACGATACCTGCGTCATAATTGATTATTTGACGTGGTTTGATGGCCTCCACGCACGTTGTGATATGTAGATGATAATCATTATCACTTTACGGGTCCTTTCCGGTGATCCGACAGGTTACGGGGCGGCGACCTCGCGGGTTTTCGCTATTTATGAAAATTTTCCGGTTTAAGGTGTTTCCGTTCTTCTTCGTCGTAACTTAATGTTTTTATTTAAAATACCCCCTGAAAAGAAAGGAAACGACAGGTGCTGAAAGCGGGCTTTTTGGCCTTTGTCGTTTCCTTTCTCTGTTTTTGTCCGTGGAATGAACAATGGAAGTCAACAAAAAGCAGCTGGCTGACATTTTCGGTGCGAGTATCCGTACCATTCAGAACTGGCAGGAACAGGGAATGCCCGTTCTGCGAGGCGGTGGCAAGGGTAATGAGGTGCTTTATGATTCTGCCGCCGTCATAAAATGGTATGCCGAAAGGGATGCTGAAATTGAGAACGAAAAGCTGCGCCGGGAAGTTGAAGAACTGCGGCAGGCCAGCGAGACAGATCTCCAGCCAGGGACTATTGAGTACGAACGCCATCGACTTACGCGTGCGCAGGCCGACGCACAGGAGCTGAAAAATGCCAGAGACTCCGCTGAAGTGGTGGAAACCGCATTCTGTACTTTCGTGCTGTCGCGGATCGCAGGTGAAATTGCCAGTATTCTCGACGGGATCCCCCTGTCGGTGCAGCGGCGTTTTCCGGAACTGGAAAACCGACATGTTGATTTCCTGAAACGGGATATCATCAAAGCCATGAACAAAGCAGCCGCGCTGGATGAACTGATACCGGGGTTGCTGAGTGAATATATCGAACAGTCAGGTTAACAGGCTGCGGCATTTTGTCCGCGCCGGGCTTCGCTCACTGTTCAGGCCGGAGCCACAGACCGCCGTTGAATGGGCGGATGCCAATTACTATCTCCCGAAAGAATCCGCATACCAGGAAGGGCGCTGGGAAACACTGCCCTTTCAGCGGGCCATCATGAATGCGATGGGCAGCGACTACATCCGCGAGGTGAATGTGGTGAAGTCTGCCCGTGTTGGTTATCCGGCAGGAAACACTGAATGAATGCACCCGTGCGGAGCAGTCGGCCAGCGTGGTGCTCTGGGAAATCGACCTGACAGAGGTTGGTGGAGAACGTTATTTTTTCTGTAATGAGCAGAACGAAAAAGGTGAGCCGGTCACCTGGCAGGGGCGACAGTATCAGCCGTATCCCATTCAGGGGAGTGGTTTTGAACTGAATGGCAAAGGCACCAGTACGCGCCCCACGCTGACGGTTTCTAACCTGTACGGTATGGTCACCGGGATGGCGGAAGATCTGCAGAGTCTGGTCGGCGGAACGGTGGTCCGGCGTAAGGTTTACGCCCGTTTTCTGGATGCGGTGAACTTCGTCAACGGAAACAGTGACGCCGATCCGGAGCAGGAGGTGATCAGCCGCTGGCGCATCGAGCAGTGCAGCGAACTGAGCGCGGTCAGTGCCTCCTTTGTGCTCTCCACACCGACGGAAACGGATGGTGCCGTTTTTCCGGGGCGCATCATGCTGGCTAATACCTGCACCTGGACCTATCGCGGTGATGAGTGCGGTTATCACGGTCCGGCTGTCGCGGATGAATATGACCAGCCGACGTCCGATATCACGAAGGATAAATGCAGCAAATGCCTGAGCGGCTGTAAGTTTCGCAATAACGTCGGCAACTTTGGCGGCTTCCTTTCCATTAACAAACTTTCGCAGTAAATCCCATGACAGAGACAGAATCAGCGATTCTGGCGCACGCCCGGCGATGTGCGCCAGCAGAGTCGTGCGGCTTCGTGGTGAGAACGCCGGAGGGAGAAAGATATTTTCCCTGCGTGAATATCTCCGGTGAGCCGGAGGAGTATTTCCGGATGTCGCCGGAGGACTGGCTGAGTGCAGAAATGCAGGGAGAGATTGTGGCGCTGGTCCACAGCCACCCCGGTGGTCTGCCCTGGCTGAGTGAGGCCGACCGGCGGCTGCAGGTGCAGAGTGATTTGCCGTGGTGGCTGGTCTGCCGGGGGGCGATTCATAAATTCCTCTGTGTGCCGCATCTCACCGGGCGGCGCTTTGAGCACGGGGTGACGGACTGTTACACGCTGTTCCGGGACGCTTACCATCTGGCGGGAATTGAGATGCCGGATTTTCATCGCGGGGATGACTGGTGGCGTCACGGCCAGAATCTCTATCTTGACAATATGGAGGCAACGGGTTTTTACCGTGTCCCACTGACAGAGGCGCAGCCTGGCGACGTGCTGCTGTGCTGTTTTGGTTCATCGGTGCCGAATCATGCCGCCATTTACTGTGGCGACGGCGAGCTGCTGCACCATATTCCTGAACAACTGAGTAAACGAGAGAGGTACACCGACAAATGGCAGCGACGCACACACTCCCTCTGGCGTCACCGGGCATGGCACGCATCTGCCTTTACGGGGATTTGCAACGATTTGGCCGCCGCATCGACCTTCGTGTGAAAACGGGGGCTGAAGCCATCCGGGCACTGGTCACACAGCTCCCGGCGTTTCGTCAGAAACTGAATGAGGGCTGGTATCAGGTGCGCATTGCCGGGCGTGATGCAGGCGAAAACGAATTATCAGCCCGTCTTAATGAGCCGCTGAAAAATGGTGCCGTGATCCACATCGTTCCGCGTCTTGCGGGAGCAAAAAGTGGCGGTGTGTTTCAGGCGGTGCTGGGTGCGGCGCTGATTGCAGTGGCGTGGTGGAACCCTGCAGGCTGGCTGGGAGCTGCGGCTTTATCGGGCATGTATGCTGCGGGGGCCAGTATGATCCTTGGCGGTGTGGCGCAGATGCTGGCACCGAAAGCCAGAACTCCCCGTACACAGACAACGGATAACGGTAAGCAGAACACCTATTTCTCCTCACTGGATAACATGGTTGCCCAGGGCAATGTTCTGCCTGTTCTGTACGGTGAAATGCGCGTGGGGTCGCGGGTGGCTTCTCAGGAGATCAGCACGGCAGACGAAGGGGACGGTGGTCAGGTTGTGGTGATTGGTCGCTGATGCAAAATGTTTTATGTGAAACCGCCTCCGGGCGGTTTTGTCGTTTATGGAGCGTGAGGAATGGGTAAAGGAAGCAGTAAGGGGCATACCCCGCGCGAAGCGAAGGACAACCTGAAGTCCACGCAGTTGCTGAGTGTGATCGATGCCATCAGCGAAGGGCCGGTTGAAGGTCCGGTGGATGGATTAAAAAGCGTGCTGCTGAACAGTACGCCGGTGCTGGACACTGAGGGGAATACCAACATCTCCGGTGTCACGGTGGTGTTCCGTGCCGGTGAGCAGGAGCAGACACCGCCGGAGGGGTTTGAATCCTCCGGCTCCGAGACGGTGCTGGGTACGGAAGTGAAATATGACACGCCGATCACCCGCACCATTACGTCTGCAAACATCGACCGTCTGCGCTTTACCTTCGGTGTGCAGGCACTGGTGGAAACCACCTCAAAGGGGGACAGGAATCCGTCGGAAGTTCGCCTGCTGGTTCAGATACAACGTAACGGTGGCTGGGTGACGGAAAAAGACATCACCATTAAGGGCAAAACCACCTCGCAGTATCTGGCCTCGGTAGTGGTGGATAATCTGCCGCCGCGCCCGTTCAACATCCGGATGCGCAGGATGACGCCGGACAGCACCACAGACCAGCTGCAGAACAAAACGCTCTGGTCGTCATACACCGAAATCATCGATGTGAAACAGTGCTACCCGAACACGGCACTGGTCGGCGTACAGGTGGATTCGGAGCAGTTCGGCAGCCAGCAGGTGAGCCGTAATTATCATCTTCGCGGGCGTATTCTGCAGGTGCCGTCGAACTATAACCCGCAGACGCGGCAATACAGCGGTATCTGGGACGGAACGTTTAAGCCAGCATACAGCAACAACATGGCCTGGTGTCTGTGGGATATGCTGACCCACCCGCGCTACGGCATGGGTAAACGTCTTGGTGCGGCAGATGTGGATAAATGGGCGCTGTATGTCATCGGCCAGTGTTGCGACCAGTCGGTGCCGGACGGTTTTGGCGGCACGGAGCCGCGCATCACCTGTAATGCCTGGCTGACCACACAGCGTAAGGCGTGGGATGTTCTCAGTGATTTCTGCTCGGCGATGCGCTGTATGCCGGTATGGAACGGGCAGACGCTGACGTTCGTGCAGGACCGACCATCAGATAAGGTGTGGACCTATAACCGCAGTAATGTGGTGATGCCGGATGATGGCGCGCCGTTCCGCTACAGCTTCAGCGCCCTGAAGGACCGCCATAATGCCGTTGAGGTGAACTGGATTGACCCGGATAACGGCTGGGAGACGGCGACAGAGCTTGTGGAGGACACGCAGGCCATTGCCCGTTACGGTCGTAACGTCACGAAGATGGATGCCTTTGGCTGTACCAGGCGGGGGCAGGCGCACCGAGCCGGGCTGTGGCTGATTAAAACGGAACTGCTGGAAACGCAGACCGTGGACTTCAGCGTGGGTGCCGAAGGGCTTCGCCATGTACCAGGTGATGTCATTGAAATCTGTGATGATGACTATGCGGGGATCAGCATCGGCGGGCGCGTGCTGGCGGTGAACAGCCAGACGCGGACACTGACGCTCGACCGTGAAATCACGCTGCCATCCTCCGGCACCACGCTGATAAGCCTGGTTGACGGGCAGGGTAATCCGGTGAGCGTGGAGGTCCAGTCCGTCACCGACGGCGTGAAGGTGAAAGTGAGCCGGGTTCCTGACGGCGTTGCCGAGTACAGCGTGTGGGGGCTGAAGCTGCCGACGCTGCGTCAGCGCCTGTTCCGCTGTGTGAGTATCCGTGAGAACGATGACGGTACGTATGCCATCACTGCCGTGCAGCATGTACCGGAGAAAGAAGCCATCGTGGATAACGGGGCGCACTTTGACGGTGACCAGAGCGGCACGGTGAATGGTGTCACGCCGCCAGCAGTTCAGCACCTGACCGCAGAAGTCACCGCAGACAGCGGGGAATACCAGGTGCTGGCGCGCTGGGACACGCCGAAGGTGGTGAAGGGGGTGAGCTTTATGCTTCGCCTGACCGTGGCAGCGGACGACGGCAGTGAGCGGTTGGTCAGCACGGCCCGGACGACGGAAACCACATATCGCTTCACGCAGCTGGCGCTGGGAAATTACAGGCTGACAGTCCGGGCGGTAAATGCATGGGGACAGCCGGTGCACATACCCATTCGATGACATTTGTTTCAGGTGGTTCCAGTGGTGCTCCGGGAAGTGGATCACCTGATTATTCTAAATACAGTGTTAACACTTCTTCTGCAGGCGCTCATACGCACTCTGTATCGGGTACTGCTGCAAGCGCAGGTGCACACGCACATACTGTCGGTATTGGTGCTCATACGCACTCCGTTGCGATTGG